GTGCATAACCCATCGCACTATGTGGCCGGCAGATACGAAGTCATTGACATCTTGGAGGATTGGGTCCAGCACGCGCCAGACGCTGTGGTTGGCTCGCTCCAGTGGCAATGCCTGAAGTATCTCAGCCGGATGTGGCTGAAGAAGGATCCGCTGGAAGATGCGGAAAAGTGCCGGTGGTACTTGAACCGGCTGATTAACACGTTGGCGACTGAGGCTTATCGGAATGTCTGACCATCCCATCACTCCACCGCCGGAATTGGTGCGTCAGTGGCTGCTGGAGTATTACGGCAGCGATCTTGGTGAGATGGGACCGGATGAAATGTATCTTGCTAGGTATGGTGCCCAATGGGGTGCAGACCAAGAACTGGAGGCGTGCTGTCAATGGCTTGATTTCAATCACTCTGCGTCTGCTGCTCGCAATCTCCGCACCGCTCGCCGTCCCAGCTTGAAGGAGCAGGCGCTAGCCGAATTGACCGAATGGGAGAACATCATGGACATCGCGCCCGATAGCCCAATCCGCCGCGCACTGGAGCAGCTGGATGACTGAGGCGAAGAGATCGCCGACGAAGACGTCGTTCCAAGAAGGTTCGATTCCGGGGACGGCGGTGTTGACGCCGCAGAACGCGCTGGATTTGAGGCATCTTTATGCCTCTGGCACGTCGATTTCGGAGTTGGCCAAGGTGTACGGGATTTCGTACCAGCACGCTTGGGACATTGTGAAAAACAGGAAGTGGAAAAATGCGGTGCGCCAAGTGTGATTTCAAGCGGATGGACGTGGATCGCACTTGCCGGGATACGGCGGAGTCGATTTTGCGCCAGCGCAAGTGTCCGCAGTGTGGGCACAGGGTTTTTACGGTTGAGGTTGAGCTGCCTGATAAGGCGGCTCAGCACACCAGAACTGGCGTGTTAAGACGCCTGCCGGGATTTTTACGTGTTCGTTTTTTCTGATGCAAGTTCCAATCAACAGTCGCCGTTGCATCCAGTGCGGAAGTATTACGACAAACGCGGTCTACTGCTTTAAGTGTTATCGCTCCAGCGAGGCCGGAAGAGCGGAGTTGCGGCTGCAGCATTTATTGAGTAAGTACAAGCCGTTGCCGGATGGCGGGGAGTGCCGAACCTGCGTTCACTGGTATCACCGTTGCACGCTGGGGATTCCTGAGGCTGGGACGGAACTGGCTGAGTTGTGCGCGGCCAAAGAGCTTGACGGTGTGTTAGAGTAATACAGAACACGCCCTACCCGGCATGAACATTCTTCAGGGGATCGAGCACCTGCACACGCTCGACGGCGCCAGCTTTGTGGCGTTTGATGTGGAGACCACTGGACTCCAGCCGAAATTTGGTGGTCTGCGGCTGCTCCAGCTGGCCACCGTAGATCAAGCGCCCGTCGTATTGGATTGTTGGCAGTTCAGCGATGAGGACTGGATCACGCTGGAAAACTTTTTCACCGAGGAACGGACCTGGCTGGCGCACAATGCGGTATTCGATCTGGGCTGGCTCCAGGAGCATGAGATTTACCCGGAAGGCTTAGTATTTTGCTCTATGTTGGCTAGTCGTATTCTTACCAACGGTTTGCCTAACCAAAAACATGGACTTAAGCATGTAGTTAATGATTATTTAGGTTACGATATTTCTAAAGATGAGCAGAAAAGCGATTGGTCAGGAGATTTAACACTTAGTCAGTTAGAGTATGCTGCGACAGATGTTGTTGTTTTGACTGAGCTATATGAGGTGCTAGAACAACATATGGCTCAGTATAAGCCCAGCTTACAGCCGGCATGGCGATTAGAATGTAAAGCGTTACCTGCAATGGCACAGTTGTGGCGAACAGGTTTACCATTCAATAAAAGCGCATTAGTTAAACTGATTGAGGAGCTTGACATTGAAAACTTTGAAATAGGAGAACAGTTTATTGAAGATTTTGATGCGGCTCTTCCTCCTTTGGCTAAATTAGCCAGAAACGAACAGGGTAAAATTTTATATCAAGTAAAGCCTGGGGCAAAGGGCGCAAAACCTGACAAACGTGTATTTAACCTTAATAGTCCCATTCAACTGTTAAACAAATTTACTGCCTTACTAGGTGCTGAACCTTTAGACCCAAAGACCGGTAAAGCTAGTGCTAGTAAAGCAGCACTTCAGGAGTACGTTGGAGAACACAAAATAATTGCGGATTATTTGCGGTGGAAACGTGTAGAGAAGCGGCGGCAAATGGCGGAGACTTTGTTAAAGAATTTGTCGGATGACGGGTTTATTCGTGCCAGCTATCTGCAGATGGGGGCTGACACCGGCAGGATGAGTTGCATGAGTCCCAACCTGCAACAAGTGCCGCGGGACGTGCGTTTTCGGGCTTGCGTGCAAGCACCAGCTGGTTGGCGACTGGTTGTGGCGGACTATGGGCAGATGGAGTTGCGGCTGGCCGCGGCAGAAGCTCAAGATCCTCTTATGACTCAGGTGTTCCAGCAGGGGAAAGACCTGCATACGATTACAGCGACGCAGATTTACGGGGTCAAGGAAGAAGATGTTACAAAAGAGCAGCGGCAAGTCAGTAAATCAGCCAACTTCGGATTGTTATACGGAAGCGGTGCAAAAGGACTCAGAAACTATGCCGCAACAATGGGAATCCAGATGGATCTTGATGAGGCTACGGCGGTGCGGGAAAAGTTCCATGCTGCATATACAGGCATCTCCAAATGGCAGCAGCGAAATGCTCTCGCTGCTCATGCGGATTCGTACAACGCATCTATCCGCATACGCGAATCGGGCTTGCGGCGGATTTTATCGGGCGAGAACAATAAACTTACGACCCGTTGCAACACCCCAATCCAGGGAGCTGGTGCCGCCGTCCTCAAACTTACGCTCGGCAAACTGTGGCCGTTCCTTAAAGCAGACGGAGAAGAGCGGGTGCGCTTGGCCGGCGTGGTGCATGACGAGATCATCCTGCTCGTAAAAGAAGAACACGCCGATACTTGGGCCGCTCAGCTCCAGGCAATCATGGAAGAGGCTGAGGCTAAGTGGCTTGGCGAAATTCCCCCGCTTGCCGAAGCTAAGGTCGGATTGAGCTGGGACCAGGCAAAATGACGTTACGTATACTTGACTTGTTTTCCGGCATTGGCGGATTTAGTTATGCGGCTGAAAACATTGTTGGAGGTTTTGAAACAAAACAATTTGTAGAGATAGACGGCTTTTGCCAGAAAGTTCTGCGTAAACACTGGCCCAATGTCCCAATCCATTCCGATGTCTGCACCTTTACAGCTCCAGTTGGATCTTTCGACGTTATATGCGGAGGATTTCCCTGCCAAGACCTCAGTACAGCTGGAAAACAAGCCGGTCTTCAAGGCCATAGAAGTGGGCTGTTCTTTGAGATCATGCGTTTGGCTAGGGAAATTCAACCTAGATTTATCGTCATTGAAAACGTGGCAAACTTACGGTCTCACTCCGACGGGGAAACTTTCCAAGAAGTGCTCTGGGAAATTGCCTCGGCAGGGTTTAATGCTGAGTGGGCATGTATACCAGCTGCAGATGTGGGAGCCTGCCACAAACGAGATCGCATATGGATTGTTGCCTACTCCGACAGCGTGTATAGCAAACGATGGGGAAACTCCCCGAACGTGGCTGGAACGCAGGGAGCGTGTGAAGACAACAACAAAAAATGGGAACGGAATGGGAATGCCTCTAACTATTGCGGCTCAGTTACTGCCGACACCAACAACGCGGGATTGGAAAGATGGCAGTCAATACAGTGCCAGCAAAGCTCCAGCAAATGGCCTACTTGGCAGGGAGATTCACGTTTTATGCTCTTCAATGACTGGCGATCCTTTATATCTAAACCCGTCATTCGTCGAGGAGATGATGGGTTTTCCGGTCGGGTGGACCGCTTAAAGGCTCTTGGTAACGCTGTCGTTCCTCATGTAGCCGCAGTAGCTTTGAACCGGGTCAAGCATTTAGCGCAAGATGTTTGAAAAACGGGAGGACTTCGAGTATCGGGTCAGGTTGTATGCACTCCATGGCCCGATGCACGATGTTTATGTGGTGGCGCCGGATGCGTTCCAGGCGCACATGCAGATCAGGCAGCAGTATCCCGGCAGCCTGGTCCAATCCATCAAGCGAATCTCAGAGTTAGACGCATGAGTCCAGCCCGCACGGGAAGGGAACTTGTGATGGAGTGGCTCCAGCGGGAGATCAGGCTGGCGAAGACGGCGGATTTGCAGCGGGCGGCGAATTTTTTGGAATGGGCGCGGGGGATTAGGGCTGGGTGTTCCAAGCAGAGGAGTGGGGCGAGGCGGGCGCAGTCCAATGCGTGGCGGAAAAAAGTGGACGAGGATATTCGGTGGTAGGTCTAGTGTGTCTCATTGTGCTATTGTGTATGAGACTAGACCCCGTACCATGCCGCTGAAGCACGGATCGAAGCTGTACTGCCAGTTGCTGCTGGACCCGCATCGGTACAAGCTGGCGGAAAATCTTGCGGCTGGGGAAGGTAAAAAGGTGACGGCGCTTCTGCGGGAGATGGTTTATACGGCGCTTGAAAAAGCTCTGCCGGCCTCGGAGTACAAGGCGGCCGAGGCTGCAGATGAAGCACTGTGGCGTGAGTCGGTGAAAAAGCGGGTGGAGGGAAGGATGCGCTCCAGGCAAGAACAACCGAAAGCAAAACCGGACGCATAAGACTCAGTTAGATGTCTTCATAGTCTGGTCCGATGGTGTAGGATCTACTAGACTTACACAGTAATTCAATTGCAACAGATGACTCGGTATGTGGTGATGGCCGGGGATCGCTGGGTCACAGCGGTCTACGGACCAGGGAATGGAATCGGTTTTACGGCGACCAAGGAGGATGCCTCCAGCTGGGTCACGTACGAGCGTGCTGTCAAGGCGGCGCGAGTTGTTGCTGACCGCACTAACAGCTTTGTTGCTGTTCATAGCATTGAAGAACCCAACTACCCCAAGTCATGGAAATAGTGCCGGCGCAGGGAAAACTTCGGCAGTACGAGCTAACGATTTGGTTGCCCGGTAAGGGTGCCAAGCGGGATCTGGTAAAGGGGTTGTCGCTGAATCACGCGCTTCAGGCGGCAAGGAATCTTTACCCGAATTGCATGGTGGAGGTGCCGCCTGAGGCGGCGCCGAAGCCTAAGCTGGCGCGGTCAAATGTCGGACCTCGGGAAGCCGAGCGCCGGCGTCTCAGACTCGTGGAGAAAAAACGTGACAATCCCTGACTGGGCACAGGATGCCTGGAGACGCACCAGTGCAGATCAGGCGCGGGTGGATTTTCTAGAGCAGTTGTATCTGGAGGATGGCCGGGATAATCCCGAGCATCCGATGCACTGTCTGTATACCGGGTTGTACCAGCAGTATTTAGGCCGAGTCGCGGTCTAGACCAAATTGCTCGGTGAGGTTTTCTGCGGCTTCGCGGATTGCCCACCGGGCTTTTGTTTGCTCCAGCTGGTGGAGCGTGTTCAGGATGAGGGCCGCTTCGAGGAGGCCACGGTAGTCGCCGGAATTGAAGCGGTCGATCAGCCACTGGTCCGTGGCGGCCTTGTGGAAGCTGGATTCGGTGGTGTGTTCGATGGGTCGCATGGTCACCTAGGGCGGACTTTAAGGAACCAGCCGGTGTCGTCACCCTCAATCAGCCAACGAGGCAGCCAGTTTTTGCGGGAGTAGGCGACGCCCGCTCCACCTTTGTGGCTGACGTAGCCGCCGCTGACCAGATTGGCCTCGCCGTAGGGGTCGTTATGGATGAAGTGGGTGGGGGTGAAGCCGACGACAACGCTCCAGTGGCCGGTGCCGGATGGGTTGCTGACCGGGCCTTTGTGGAGCCAGCCGACTGGTACGGGGTGACCGTTGCTGATTTCGTTTTCAAGGTCCTCGACTGTGCCGTCCATTTCGAAGGTGGCGGTTAGTCCCAAGGCTTTGAGGGCTGCGATTTGGGCTTTGGGGTCGGTGGTGTCGCCGAAACGGGCGCGGAGTTTGTTGTACTCGTAATCGCCCGAGATCTTGCCGTAGTAGCGGGCCACCATCGCACAGCTGGAACTGAAGCACTGGCGGTAGCCCGTAACGCCGTCGTCTGGGCCCAGCTGATACTCGTAGGCGACCTTCAGGATTTTTTCTTTGGGTTTGACTGGCGGGTTAGTGCCAGCGTGCTGATTCATCAGCTCGATTAGTTTGCCGGCGTAGTTGGGGTCGGTTGCGTACCCTTCTTTCACCAGCCACTTGGCAGCTTCGTCGCGGGTGCTGGCGTTGTTGCAGCCCTTGTAGGTTTTGAAGTCCTTGTACCAGTGGTCAACGAGGTAGATGACGCAGGACAGCAGATCGGGGAAGTCGATGAAGCTGTCGGTGATCGTGACCCACTGGTTGTTGATGAACTCTTGGGTTTTGGTGTCGGTGCCGTCGCCCTTGAGGCCAAAGAAGTTGTTGCGGCCTGAGACGATCTTGCCGTAACTAGATTCCAGTGCCCATTGGGCGGCAACTAGTTCGGGAAACTTGGCGCCGGCCACGCGGGCGGCTTCGAGGATGCCTTCCCAAGTGTTGGGAAAATTAGTTTGTTTGCCGGCCACACTCCAGGTCTTGAACCAGCCTTGGTCTCGACCAAGAATGTTGGGATTGGCCTTGTTGATGGCCTGCTCCAGCTCGGTGATGGCGGCCATCTGGTGAGGGAGGGCCTTGTAGTACCGGAACAAATCGCCTAGGCGGATCTTGTTGGTTGCCATGACAAGGCCCTCGTAAGAAAAGGTCAGCGGCGACGCTTGGGGAACATCAACTGGAGCCCTTGGAACAGCAGTTGGATCCAGCTGTTGGATCTCAGCTTGCTCATGCCGATGATCTCGGAACCGGCGGCAACCACGACGGCGGCGATGGCGATTTGTTGGTCGGTCATAAAAAGCAGTAGCTTTTCTTGAGTTTAGCTGTAGTAGACAAGAGCACCAGAGCACGTAATAGTTTCTACCGCTACTGTTCCAGTAGCCACTGCCGGGTATGGACCATCGCATCGAAGATGGCGAATACTTAAACAAAAAAGAGGCGAAATTAAGGTTTAGGCAAGGAATCCTGAGTGATTGGGATAACTGCTGCGCGTATTGCGGTGATGGCCTTGGGCGGGCGGCCACGCTGGATCACGTACACCCAAAAATGAAGGGAGGCTTAACGCACCAGCAGAATTTGGTGGCCTGCTGTTTTGCGTGCAATATTTCTAAGTCGTCGGAAGATTGGATTGAGTGGTACAGGCGCCAGCCGTTTTGGACGGAGGAGCGGGAGGATCAGATTATTTATTGGATTACTGGGGGTCTTGTTGCTTAGGGTCCCAGCCCATGCCTTCGAGGTACATCATGGCGATGTAGTGGTCCTCGGCGTAGCGGCACACGCTGTCTTTGCAGGCGCGGTAGTAGATGTCGCCGGAGTCGCCGATGAGTTGATCCAATCGGTAACCGTCGCCGTAGTCGGTGGCGTGGATAACGGACATCAGCGGCGCAGCTCTAGTTTGATGATACGAACGTCGTGATCTTTAACAGTGTCTTCCAGCTCACCCACGCGGGCTTTGAACTGCTCTTGATTTTGAATTACACGCTCCAGCTGGGATGGAACGGTGTAAACGAGGTAGCCGATGCCGGTAATAGCGCCACCGGCAAGAAGGACGACGAGACCGGCAGCGGCTTCCTGCTTGACGCCCCGCCAAAAGCTAGTGTCCGACGGGGTTTGGGCCACCTGTGCCTAGGAATCTTTTTGTAGTTTAACGCCCTTGCCCGCGTGTCTTTTTTCTGCCGTGATTAGGCAGGCTGTGCTGGCCTTGGCCTTGGCGGGTGCGCTTGGGCTTGCCTGGGACGTGCTGGACGCGAGCGGTGCCAGTCTTGGATTTAACCGCCATCAACCTTCCTCGCTAGCGTCAGCAATGACAGGAGCGTAAGGGTCAACTGGCCAAGCTGGGTAGTCGGCGCCGGTGATGTAGGCCGCCAATGCATCGGTGTCGGCGGTTTGCCCGATCTCGTAGTTCTTGCTGCCGGCGGCTAGGCGGATTTCTTCGCGCCAGGTCTTCAGTACGGGGTCAGCCGCTTTACCGTTGTCGGCCTCGCGGATGATGATCCAGTCGGTAGGGGCCAGCAGCGAGTTGGCGGTTTGGCGGGTTTGGCCTACCCACTGTTCTACGAGTTGGGCGTGGTCCTTGGGGATCAGGTGGCCGTCGGCGTCGTAGCCCCAGTAAAAGCGTTGGTCGTAAGGTGCGGGGTCGGGCACCTCGGTGATGCCGATGGCAGCGCGTTCTTCAGGCGTGGCGAGACGGAGCCAGTTGGCCGGATATTGGATGCCGTCGTGCGTGAAGGGCACATCAGGCGAAAGTGGCTTGCCGTCGAGGATGAACATGGGTCTGGTGCGCTGGGTTGAGTCTAAATGGGGTGATCAGGCTTGTTCACTACTCACCTAGCGCGTGAGTAATTAAATGGCGACTCCGCGAAGGCGGCAAATACGATTTGGTTGCCATTTGTGTACGGATAGCGCAGCTTGATTCCATTAGACAGAAAATCAAATTCAACAGAGGTAAGCTCTGCGTTTGACGAGCTAGCAAGCAGTAAGTTATCGCAGACATTTTCAGGATCTCGGCTTGAGTCATACATACCCCAGTTTCCTGTTGCGCTTGCGTTTTTATATAAAAGGAAGCGAGGCCGAAATCCTAAATATGCAAATGCGTTGTCTGACGTTCCATTAGATGTAATTGATCCGAAACTAGAGTACCCGGATACTGGGGCGAAGCAGTAAACGACGTAAGTGCCGCCGCTTGCATTAACCGTCGCGTCAGTGCCAATGCTGAACACGGTCGAAGATGGCACCGTGCTATTCCAGACCGTTGTTGCTGATGCAGCAGCGTTGGTTAGGTTCAGTTGGATGCTGTTGGCTGCAGCGATAGAGGTATGACGCACCTGCCAGTTGCTGGTGGTGTCGCGGCGTTTGACGATGACCATGCCCGGTGCCACGCCAAGCCCATGCCCCACCGTGGCATTGGCACCCGTGCCGGTGTAGGTGACGACGCTGAACCCCGCACTCGCATTAGCCCGCACCTGACTAGAGATGGAGCCTGATGTGTTCGTGACGGTGGAGCTGCCGGCGTCCCAGGTCCAACCTGCATAGGTGGCGCTGCTGGTGTTGACTTTGGCGAGCGTGCCAAGGCTGAAGCCATCGCTGTTGAACGCAGTTAAGCCCTGCGTTTGTGTGGTTTCGGCGGCAGTGCTGTTGCTGACTAGATCAATCTGCACGCCACGCACGGCGTCGTAGAGAGCGTGGTCGGTAGCACCAGAGCGGCCTTTGATCCAAACAAGGTCAGGATTGAACGCCAGCCCGGTGATACTGCGAGCGGAACCATTGCCTGTCCATAGCGCAACATCCATCACCGTAGAAGGCTTTGTGACTACGGGCGCGGGCAGGTTCTGCGTGCAGAGCGCCTTGAAGCCGCTGGGGGCCGTGTAGGCGAAGGGGCGTTGGCCGAAGTTGGCGGTTATTGATGCGCCGCTGCTTCCTCCGGCGGATACGCCTGGGGCAAAAGTGCCGGTCAACGATGAAAATGCAGTGCCCTGTGAAACGCCATTTTTGTAAAAAATAAGTGTGCCTGCATCAAGATCTAAGGCAACGCCAATGACATCGCCGTTTGTGAATGTTGCTCCATATGACGTAGCCGTTGCATTGTTGTATTTTTGCCCATTAGACGCATAGTAACCATACTCACCTGCGACACCTCCAAGGTAATTAGCTGATCCGGTGGAGGCGGGATTGCTTGGTGGCATTATGCCTACCATTGCATCACCAGCAGAAGTTATAGTTACTTCCCAATACCATTTACCCGAGCTGACACCAATAGTGCCAACCTTACGCCCGCCGCCTGTATTTGTTAGATCGAGATTGCCATTAGACAATGCTCCACCAGCAATATTTAGCGGATTCCAAGTGCAGTAATTCCCCCTCACCTCACCCCCCGCGCCAGTGTTTGTGCCGTAATTCGTGGGACTATCGACGAGGCTGTCGTTGCCTGCACCAGCGGTGACGGAAAGGTTGTTCGGCGTCCAGTTATTGCCGTTGCCAGAAGTGTCCTTCCCTAATGTGGTCGCGGTTGCTGCACTGTTGTCCGCGAACTCAAGGTGGAAGCCGTTGGTGCCGTAGCTGCCGGTGTACGCCTTGGGGTTCCACACGCCCGTGGTGGCGTCGGTTTCGCCGAAGCTGGTGGGGTCGAGGGCTTGGCCGTCCACCAGATGCACGTCGGCTAGGTAGCCATTCGTGTAAACACCGGGGGATCCGTAGTAGCCCGATGCAATGTTGTGTATTGTCGCGGCATTTACAGCCGTATCAGCATTTAATCCAATCCCTGTCGAAGTGGACAGCACTTGCTGGGTGCCGTTGACGTAGATCTTCACCCTGTTGGCCTGTGTGGCCTGTGTTGTGTCAACGGTACAAACAATGTGGTACCAGGCGGAAAAATCTCTGAATACTGCAGTTGTTACCGCATTGGTATAGGGCTCAAACGCAAGTTGGTCGGAAGAAGTGAACTGAAAAAAGGTGTAGTTGCTTCCATCAATGTAAGCAGAAAATAAAACGTGTCGTCCAAGCGATGCGCGCTTTACCCATGCCGCCCACGTCCACGTTTTGCGGTTGCCGGCGGATGCAGGGGTCCGGCTTAAGTAAGCAGAATCGGCGGAGTTGAAGCGTAGTGATCTACTAATCTGATAGCCCGTAGGAGCTGCAGCACTACGCAGCAACAGTGCGTTGGCGTTTCCGGGAACTCCCATTGCTTAGCTCAGGTTGGTGATCAGCGTAGCGGTGATTTGTGTACTGGACTGAACCGAGTACACCAGACAGTCTCGGGCTCCAGCAGTTGTTGTCAACGTTGGTGCGGTGCCGCCGGTGAAGTCCCACTGCGAGCCATACGCCAAGGTGCGGCTACCCGTGCCGTCCTGCGTGATCCAGATACACCCGCTTGCACCAGCGGTCAAATTGGTTGGGTTGGCGAGGGTGCGGTTGCCGCCGAGTGTCACGCTGAAATTGTTGGCAAGGCTGAAATCAGGCGTGATCGTGGCGCCATCGGTCAGCGCAGAAATCGCACCACGCTGCTGTGCCGTGTAGCTCTGGGCAACGGACAAACCAGCCAACGTCGTGGTGGCGTCGGGCAGCGTGACCGTGCGGTCGGCGGTTGGCTCACATGCAAACGTCAGCTCGTGTGCATCAGCCGTTGTGCCTTCCAGTGTCAGCGCACCAGCGATATAAACCGTGCTGTCGAAGGTGACCGCGCCGGTTACATCCAGCGTTCCAGGCAGGTCGATGCTGCCGGTCCACTCAACGCCGGTGCCAGCAATGTCGGTTTGCAGCAGTTGGCGGGTGGTGCCATTGGCCAGTTTGCTAACCGCGATTTCAGCAGTGCCGCTGATGTCTGCGTCAACAATCACGCCCGAGGCGATCGCCGTAACGCCGGCATTGCTGATTGTCACATCGCCAGTGACTGCAACGCTGGTGGCGACATTGCTGCCGTTGCCGACAAGGATGTTGCCCGAAGTCAGTGCAGCCAGCTTGCTAAATGCAATCGCCGCGCTTGCGCTGATGTCCGAGTTGGCAATCGAGCCAGACAACACGATGTTGCCCGAAGCATCGGGGAAGGTGATCGTGCGGTCAGCCGTGGGGTCGGTTACGGCCAGCGTGGTCTCAAAGGCGTTGTCGCTGGCGCCTTCAAACGAGAACGTACCAGCAGTGCCGATCAGCAGGTTGCCGGTAACGGTGCCGCCAGCTTTGGCCAGCTTTTCCGTGTCCAGCTCTTCAATCGCCGCCTGAACGTTGGTGGCGGAAATGTCGCCGGCTGGTGTAAAGCCAACGTTGCTTGCAATCTGCGCCGAAATCGTTTGCGAAACGTCAATCTCAGTCCAAGAGGAGCCGTTCGACAGGATGATGTCCGGCGGGCTCAGCGAAACCTGCGGTGCATTACCCGAGGTGATCGTGCCAGCCTCGGAAACCACGAGGTAATAGCGGCTGTTGGCTTGAGCGGCGGCGGGCAGTGCTTGACCTGCAACCAAGCCGATGGCCGTACCCTCAGCCGTGACCGAAGCCACCAATCCGGTGCCACCACCAGCCGAGGCGTCAAACGTGCCAGCGAAAACAATTTCACCCACCGAAATACCGATGGGCTGGTAAACGTTGCCGTCCCAGAGAAATAGGTCGCGGCTTAGCGGGTTAAAGAAGAATTGGCCGATGTGGTCGGCGGTTGGCGTGGTATCACCGATCTTGGAAACGGCGAAGTTGGCCAGCTTGCCGCCGGTAATCGTGCTGGTGCCAATACGGGCAACATCCAGCGTGCCAGTCGTCAGCAGTGCTGCGCTGTGGTTAGGAAGGTCACTATCCAGCAGGATCCCGCCGCTGGCAACGTGGCCTTGGCTGTCAATCGTGACCTTGGTGTAGGTGCCCGGAGTGGCGCTGTTGCTGTGGTTGAGGTTGCCGCTGCCATCAACACTCAGGCCGGTTCCAGGAATGACGGCGCCCTTGGAAACGCTGGTGGCAACAGGCAGGTCGCTGCTGATGATCGTGCGGCCAGCAGTAACAAGACCTTTGGCGTTGTAAGTGACGAGGCCGTAGGTGACGTTGGCGGTTACGTCGTTGTCGATTTCAAGGACGCTGCCGTCAAGCCGCAAACCCTCGCCGTTGATTGCAACACCACCACGGTCGCTAGTTGTAGGCAGCGGTAGGTCGGCGCCAGTGATCGTGCGGTAAGCGACGGCGCCAGCGTTGGCGGCAGGACCAGCCAGAAACTGTGCGGCGGATGCAGTGTTGTCGAGTGAAGTGGTCAGCGTTGCGGTTCCGCTGCTGGTGCTAACCGCGATGTTGACGATGCCGCTGGTGTCGCCGGCCACGGCGTTGATTGAGCCAGCGCCTTTAACCGAACTCCACGTTGCGCCGGACCAGCAATACAGCGTGTTGTCGGTGGTTAGCAGTGCCAGTTGGCCGACAAATGCGCCGCTTCCGGGCAGCGAGGTGACGAGATCAACGCTGCTTTCGTCCGCCAGTTTTGCGGCGGTAACGGCGTCATCAGCCAGTTCGCTTGCCGTGATGCTGTTGGCGGTGGCGATGGTGCCAAGGCCGAGCGTGGTGCGTTGTGCGGCGGCGTCCGCGTCGTCAAGTAGTGCCCGACCTGCTGCAGTACACGCAATTTCTTCAATGTCACCAGCACCAGCACTGCTACGACCCAGTAGACGGTCGGTGGCGGTTACGTTCTGAACCTTGGCGTAGGTGACGGCGTTGTCAGCGATTTCTGCTGTGTCAACGGCGTTGGCGGCAATCGCGTCGGAAGTAACGCTGTTGGTTGCCAGTTGATCGGCAGTAACGGCGTCGTCCGCGATCTTGGCGGTGGTAACCGCGTCGTCCGCCAGTGCTGCGGTGCCGAGTCCGGCGGCATTGATTTTTGCAGTGATTACTGCACCGTTGGCGAGTTCGGTGGTGCCGACTGCACCCGTGCCAACACCAGCGAAGACGTTTGCGTAGGCGCCGGCGCTGTAAACCTGAAGGATGCCGGTGGTGCTGTTGAAGTAGCCGCGACCTTCAAAGTTATTGCTTACTGGGGCGGTGGTATCAACAACGATGCTGCTGTCGGCGGCCAGCTTGGCGGCGGTGATCGCACCAGTGGCGATGGCGTCGCTGCCGAGTTTGGTGGTGCTGGTCTGATCCAGCTTGCCGAGGTCAATACTGCCAGCGTCTACAAGGTCGAGGCCGGCGTCAACAAGGTCTTTGGCGGTAACTTTTTTGGTCTGGGATGCCGAAATGTCGGCAATGGGCAGAACGTCTGTGGCGGCTACACCGGCCTTGGGTAGCGCGTCAAGCTGCGTAATACGTTGATCCGCCAAGGCTTAACTCCTGTGGTCGCCGCAATCTTTTGGAAGTCTAATCGTCTATCTCTTTAAGCAGGTAATCCACAGACTGCTCCAGCTCCACGCGATCGTCGTCTTCCTTGAGGATGTAGGCAGACGGTTCGCCCACCAGCAGACGGATTTCGCCTGTGGTCACAAAGTCCAGCGTGCAGGTGATCGTCCCATCCGTGTCCACTGTTACACCGGACGAGGTGATGACCGCTTCGACTTCGTAGTACACGGAATCGTTGCTGGCATCGAGGCTGTTGTCGATCAGGTACAGCGCAATGTCACAGTGGCTGCCGACTTCAACGCGCTGGATTGTTTGCAGCAGCATCAACGGCACTTCTTTAATGCCAGTGCTCTTGTAATCAAAAATGCAGTCGATCTTGCCGCTGCCGCTGATCAGGCCGGCGCTGTATTGAGTTTTGAATTTGTCGTTAAGGGCAGTGGTATCAACAGCTTCGCGGGCGGTGTTAATTTCGTAGCCCGTTACGTTGCCTAGTACGTTATACGTAGAGTCGCGGATTGATACGCTGATCGGCAACTCTGCACCAGCAAAGGCGTAGAGCGTATATTCGGTGGCGCGGTTGTTATTTACTGCGTCGCTAAATGATGGGAAAAACCGTAAACCGCCGACGGAGTTGACGTGGACGTAGCCGGTGATTGAGTGCTGGACTGTGTTGCTAGACCAGTTGGATGCAGCGAAACACACCAAGCCGCGTGCATCGGTGGTGCTGATTTCAATGCGGTCGCCAGTCAGCAGGTTGTCGGCAGATTTATCAAAGCCGAGGCGATTAAGCAGCGTATTTACGTCAAACTCTTGGATGACATCGGCAAACTCGCTGCCCTCGCCGCCCGCACGACGAAGACGGATGTTACCTGTGTTGCCAAGAAAAACCGCCATTAGGCGATAACCTCGATGAAGTCGCCGTCCATCGTGAATTGGATCGGCACCACGCTCAGTTCGCCGGTGCTAACGCTGACTTGGGCGCTGGTGATGTAAGCGTTCAGGCGAATATCATCGGAGCCACTTCCGCCCACATTCAGCTTCAGTTCCACGCGATCACTTTCGGTAATGGCGCCGCCTTTCATGATCTTGGCCAGCAGCGCAGTGAATTGCGTGTACGAGGCGGTTTCGCTGGATTCCAGCCGGTAGTACATCAGCGTGGCGCTGCCGGTGGCGCCTTTGATGCCGGGCGTAAAAGTATTAACCGAGCTGTCGATGGTGTTGGTATTGAGCAGTTCGACGGTGGTATCGAGCGACCAATCGCGGATCTTGGCGACAGGTTTACCGCCGAAAACTAGAGAGCCGCTGCGGCCTGTGAAAAACGCCATCGTCTGCGGGGTCAGTTACACACCAGTTTACAGAACTGCGATGAGTTTTATTTGGACGGTGCTGTAACCGTTTTTAACGCTGGTGATGGATGGTGCTTCGGCATATCGCCATGCGTTGCCAGTTCCAATGTTTAACGTTCCAGGAGACCAGCCAGCAACAGCTTCGGTTGGGAGATTGAAGGTCAGGTAGGTGCCTTTTGTTTCGTCAAAGTGTGTAACAAAACTGTTGGCGTTGGTGTCGGTGATGTTTTCGTAGGTCAGTGAGGCTGTTGCGCCAGTGCGGCGGTTGCCGTAAAGGATGCGAGTCTCGGCGCCGGATTGGGAGCGAAACGATTTGATCGGGTAATCGCCCGCGTCGAAGTTGCGGCTAGACGGTTTGAGGGTGGGGTAAGGCATCAGAGGTCAACGAGGAAATTGCCGCTGTTTGTCACGTCAAGCGCAATGGTGCTCACCAAGCTGCTGTTGCACGGGAAGTGCGAAGCGTTGATCTGGACGGCGCCATCTGCATCCAGCGTAATCTGTTCCACCTGATAAACATTTGCCGAGACGGTTGAGTTGACCACGGTGAAAACAGAGTTGTACAAGGCCGTCTGTTGCACCACGCCGCCGCTGACTGTCATGGTTGCTTGCACGACGGTTTCAGAGCCTGAGGTGTAATACAAGATTGTGTATTGGCCGTCGTTGAAAGTTGTGGCGCTGGTGATGATGCCGGTGGCGCCGATGCTGCCGTTTTGGGCTGAGCTGTACGGGTTGGCCTCGGTAACCACACGGATGTAATCGCCGGGTGCCAGATCAATACCGTAAGGCGAAGTTTTGAATTGGATTGAGTGGGTGATACGGCGGCGGATTGACAGGAAGAAACGCGCCACGAGTTCGGCATGGGCGCGGCTGGTGCAGTATTGCGTCATGTCGAATGACTCCAGCGGATGCCCAGTGCTGGCGGTTTCGTTCCAGCGGACGACGATGTTGCGCTCTTGCGGCAGTTGGTTTTCACGTTCTTCACGGAAACGCATCATTGCTTGGAAGTCTTTGCGCTCCTCGGCAGAGATGTAGTTGAGTTCAAAGGAGTCTTCAAAAATATTGCCGGCGGTGAACAGTTGTTTGATCGTTACGGGGGTGGTTTGGATGTTGCCGCCGATGTCTGTGGGCAGTGCGGGCAGCAAACTAAATTTGCCGTCGGAAATGACGAAGTTGCACAGCATGAACGGTGCTGTGTCGGCAATGAACTGACGGATGTTGACCGTACTGGCAACCGCTCCATCAAAAAACAGACTGTTGGTTTTAAGGAATTTGGCGGTGGTGATGAAGTCAGTGGTATTGATTAACGGGGCGCTGTTGACGCTCATGTTGAGGAGATCGCCCACACCGGCAACACGGTCGGTGAGCATGTAGTACACAAGGTCGCAGAACAGGTTGCTGGGTTTAATTTCGGAGGATTCGCTGGGGTGGAATCGCTTTACGGGAATGCCGTTTTTGATCCAAAAGCGAATCTGATCCAGTGATGTAAAGTTGCGGGACGCTTTGAGCGCCAAGCCCGCTGTTGTCATGTAGCTGTACTGGGGGTCTTGGTCGTTGGCGACTATTTCGTTGACGTAGGTAATGACGTGCTCGGGTCCGTTGGCGTTGGACTTTTCGACAAGGTTGCCGTAAAAACTGACATCCGCGTACTGACTCTGGCTTTCAAATGATCTGCCGGCATATGTGTACTGCTGCGTGTATGTTTGGCCGCGTGATTCAATAACGAACTCTGCGCCAACCTGTGATCCGGGCTGACGGAAGGGGTTAGACGTGCCAACAAAATACGTTTGTGTGAATAGATCACCAACGGACCAGTTATCGGAAACCTTACTAGTGTCGCTGCTGATTGTGATGATGGGTGCTGTCCAGAGCTTGGTAACGCCGCTCCAGTGGGCGGGATCTTCGTAAACAGTGCTGCTGAAATTCAGGCGGATGTATTTGCTGCCGACAGTGAAGTCGATAAAAGCGGAGCGTTGCGTGCTGGTGGCGTAGTTGCGGGCTGGTCCCAGCAGTTCTTCGTAAAAGGCTTGGCTACGGCCTTGGGTTGCCGTGGAGTTGATGACGCTGGTGACGCGGCGGCGTTGACCGATGGTGATAAAAGCCGGCGATTGATCAGGCTGGCGGTATGGGTTGCTGGCGCTGACAGGAAAGGAGATCGTAAATTCGCTAAGTTGCGTCCAGTTTTTGGAGCTTTCAATAATGGTTTCGTTTTCAACGACCCAAGTAAATTGCTGGCCGTAACCGATGCTTGCGGTTTTACGGAGGGTGTAGCGCACCTTGTATGAACGGTTGCCGCTGATGTTCCAGGTGTAGTCGCGGACAACTGTGGTGCCGTCGTTTCCGGGATAGTTATCAGCCGAGCCGACGCCCATGGCTGTGGCCAGTTCCCATGTAAATGCGCCGTTGCGGCCTGAGGTGTATTCAAAAACTGGGTCGGTGTACCAGCTCGCAAATTCTGTGGCGCCAAGGCTGACGAGGCTGTCGTCAAATTCCGGCAGGAACGTAAGCAGGCCGACACTGGTGGGGCGGTCGTTGACGACGGTACGATCCAAGAACGTGGGTTCGTTGCGGAACTCGTCGTTGTGCTGAATATCGAGCTTGGTGACTTTGCTGCCGACTGCCTGCAACTTGAAAACACCGTATGCCGTGGTGTAGTTGGCGGACAGAATTTGGCGTTGGGAAGTGCTGTCGAGTGAACCGCCGTTGTACAAGTACCAGAACTCGGCAGTATCGGGAGAGTTGTAGCCGATGTCTGCGCCGTTTTTAGGGATAAATTTGTACTCGTACTGGCGCTTGTCTGGGTGGGTTACGCGAATGAAGTTGTACTGTTCGATGGGTTGGTTGCCGATGACGCAGAACTGCTCACCAATCGGTTCCCATGTGTAGGCAGCACCAGCAGGATTGAGGCCGGCGGGGCGGATAAAGATGGTGAAAAGTGATGCGCGTTTGATGTAAGCGTTGATCGTGCCAGTTGATACTTGGACGCGCTTTTCGTCGAGGTTGCGGAGTTGCTGCGGGCTGGGTACGTTCTTGAAGTTGCAGATGTTGTTGAGACGCTGGTACACATTGCTGCGGATGCCGAACTCGGTTACATCACACGGGCGGGTGTTGCGAATCTTGGCCTCAGACACACGCATCAGCGGGAAAAATGCTGAACCGGCGTTGTACTGGATAGGGGTGTTGTTGTCGTTGATATAGTCTGAGCGCAGCATGTAGTCGGACACCATGCCAATGATGTTGTTGGCGGTTGTACCAGAGTCGATGCACTTAAGCGTGATCAACTGATCTTGTGCGATGTCGCGGTCCCAGAGTGCAAGGCTTCTGGCGGTTACTTGCCATGTGGTACGACCGATCATGAACATTTCGCCGATCTGCAGTTCGTCGTCTGCAGCAATACGCATTTCGGCTGTTGCGTCGTTGATGTCGTCTACGCTGACTTCACGGTCTGTGCCCTTGTAATAATCACTGCGGATCATGTTATGGGCAATCGTAAAAGTAATTTCGTCGCCAACACCAACACTTTGAGTTGATACGCCAGTGGCGTTTGAGATGGTGATCGGGGTGGCTACACCTACTTTTTTCAGGCTTGTGATGCCCATGCGGCGGCTGTAGTTGCGGCCAGTGCCCTCCATGCCAAGGCCGCGTAGATCGCGGAATGTTCCACCGTCATCAACGCCGTTTACATAACCTGTGCCGTTGGCGTCGCCGGCAATCTTGACGCGCTCGTAGGTCAGGTTGTCGCCTGGATCGTCGCGCTGATTGAGTAGGTGCGGGATGCTAACAACGCGCCAGTTGACGCGGTAGTGGCTGCCGTTGGGGATTGGGGAGTAGCAGCCAAAGTCGGCGTTGTTGCTTAAGCCGTGGGCGGCAGAAAATGCGTCGTCGTTTGCCTGTGCGCGGGTCGGGCAGCTAAATACGTCGCCGTGGTTTTCGGGATCGCCAGATGCAAGGGTTCCACGGGTGCCATACAGCAGATCCGATGCTTGGATGCGGCGGTTGATCAGATTATTGAGATCGCGCTTCCAGTAGAAGGCGAAGGTCTCGTTGTAGATGGTGTCGAGGGCGCCGTTGCCGATGAAAATGCCCTGCAATGCTGGGGGTTCGATGCCGTCGGGGCGGACGCCTTCAGTTACGCCTTGCTCGCCTACAACAAACAACAATTTGACGCCTTGCTGGCGCCCGTAGCTGAACATGCGCGACCACACCAGCTTGGGTGTAATCAAAATTCCGCCGGTTGTTCCAGTCCAACGGCCAAAGACGATGGGGATTGGGTCGCCGTAGCTGGCTAATTCGGCCTGACTATCAAAGCCGAAAGTAGGCGTAAAACGCTGGCCGCCGATAAGGCTGGCGAGACTTAACTGTGTTGTACCTTGTTGTTGATCTTGGGGCGCCCGAGGTTTAGGTGTTAAAAAATAAGAGACAGCCGTTGTAACTGCCCCAAGGGCAAGACTGATTAGGGCTGATACGAGGACTGGGCCGTTTTGTACGTCTGGAACGAGGTCGTATTCGGCGGGGCGTATTTTTGAACGCTTGTAGGCTTCAGCTACAAAAAATCTGTACTCGTCTTCGGTGAGGCCGGTTAATTCCAGGAGCTGCTTTTCATACGGAAGCAGATTGGGCTGATAAAGACGTGCGGCGGTGCCCAAGCGACTTTTCCCAGGTAGCTGTTGATGTACAGGATCCCGGTCTGCCATGTCACCGCAAATGCCCAGTTACTCTCGCGGAGCAGCAAGATGTCCCCATCGTACTCGGGTCGGGCAATACGACGACCCCAACCCAACAGGTCTCGGACAACAAGACGCTTAGAGGCGGTGTACCAGTCGGGGTTAAACGGGGGGGTGGCAATGTCAAGGCGTGCCAGCACTGTGTAAACCAAATGGATGCAGTCGATTTCGTCGCCGCTACCATCCGCGCCAAGGCGGTACGGGCGCCCGATTAGATCACTGCAATCTGATGCCACTGGTTGCGGGGATGTTGCCGATCAGCTTTTGAGTAAGGCGGCGCATCGGGAACTCGGCGCCAACCGCGTCCAACACCGTGTTCAGGCTGAGGGTTAGCTCGGCTTCTCTCCAAGAGCCGCTTGCGACCAGACCGTAATACTGGTGGAGCTGACTGAAGCTGGTGCGGTCGTCGGGATTTAGCAGCATCACGATTACGTGTGCCAGCCAGCGTTTTTCAAGGGCTTCAACTGCCCAGTTACGGCTAAGCGTGTTGTTGGGTAGCAGCAGGCTGGCCTCGGTGTTGTCGCCCGTGCGGTTGATTGTGACGCCCGAGAAGCCGAACGGCAAAAATCCGTACTGCGAGCCCGAGTAAGTGATTGTTTCGCTGATAAAAAAGTTCTGGAACCGCTGGCGGACAGTGGTGCCTTCGCTGAACGTAACGAAATTGCCGATTGCGAGTTCCATCAGATTCCGAGGCGTTTGCGGGTGCCGGTGGAGCTTTGCAGGCGGCGGAGTGTGCGTTGTTCGCCTTGGGCCGCGCCTTGGGCGGCAGCTTCACGCATACCGGCTTGGAATTGGTCTGCCGTAACGTAATCGACTTGGTTGATGCGTTCCACGGTATAGCGCACGTCGATGGTGCCGCCACCTCCTCCGCCGTAACTGCCGTCGCTGCCTGCTCCGGGGATGACAGACGCGCCACGGGCACCAGCCGCATAACGACTCATGGCGCCACGCATCTTGCTGGCAGGGATGACGTACTCGGGTTCGCCGCCTTCGCCTACGACGGCGCGGGTGGGGCCGGTAACAAAACCGCCTTCGGCAAAAAAGGATGTGCCGCCGAAAGCGGCAGGGTTAAAAGCAGGTCCGGCGGTGCTAAAGGCTTGTGCCCCGGAAACGGGGCCTGCACCGCTGAACAAACTGCCGCCACCCCCACCGAAAATGCCGAGGACGGATTTAAAGACATACATAGTTATCATTTTTGCGATTATTTCGGCGGCCATTGCATTAAATGCCTGCCCCACTTGCTGGAAGAATTGCTGAAGGGCTTCTTGTGTTGTTTGGGTGCCGTTAACGATGCCCTGGAACGAATTGCTAAACGCGTCGCCGATAGCTTCTGCGCCGTTTTTAGCCAGCATCAAACGGTCTTGCAGTATTTGCAGTTCGCCGTTGTATATATCAAGCTGTTTAATGCCTTTGTTGTTGGGATCTAAGTTAATGTCTGTGCGGAAAGCGCCGCCTTCCATGCCAAAAGCACGTCCCAGGCGGCGTTGGGTTACTTCGTCTAGTAATTGCGCTACATCGAGTAAGCGGTACATATCTTCAACTTCTTTTTTGAGAAGTACCGCTTTTTCTTGCTCGTAAGCGATTGTGGCTTTGAGGGTTTCGCTACGTTGAGCAGTTAGCAGGTATTCGATTTCTGCGTTGCTGAGGGCTTTTTTGTAGAGTGTTTCGTACTTGGTCATCCGCTCCAGGCGGGCTTTGTCGTAATCGTTTTGTAGTTTTTCTTGGTCGGTAATAGCGACTTGTGCCCGCAGTTCAAATTCCGTTTCTACTGCCATGCGGGCTGCGGCTTCTAATTGTTGCTGGCGCTGCTCAGTAAGATCCTTGGGCTTACGTCCCCGACCCCCTCCAGAGGGGGCTGCTTGACCTAAAGGAGAAACGTCTATCGGTTTTACCTTGGCAGCGGCGCTAGCTGCTTTTGCCTGTTCTTCTCTCTCCAGCTGACTCAGACGTTGCTGATACTTTGCTGGTACGTAACGACTGCCAGCAGAAGGACCTCCTTCTGCGGCCAAACGTTGCCTAGCTCGTGCGTTAGCGGCGGCTGTAGCTGCGGTGCCGCCACTCAGCAAGTTGGCCATAGCCGCTATTCCTTGGGCCCCCAAATTGATTATGAAAGCCAACTGTTTAGCGAGCCAGTTGAGAGGGGGTGCCAAGGCTTTCATGATGGCGCCGCCCAAAGCGCCTAGGGCAGAACCAAGGCCGGCAGCGGCTTTTGCTAGCTGCTCCATGCCGGAGGCGGGCTTTTTAGTTGCTGCAACACCCTTATTTCCCATGTCCACCAATACATCAACAAGATCCTGAATACTGATCTTGCCTTTCTTGGCCATCTCCAGTAATGCATCTCTGGAGACACCTAGTTTGTCGGCAAGAGCCTGCTGGACATTTATGCCTTGACTGGTGAGCTGATTAAGTGTTGCTTGGCTTACCTTGCCGGATTCCAGGGCAGAGGTTATAGCGTTACCTACTTTGTCAAACTGACCACCATACTTTTCGGTAAGGGCGGTAGTTAGTTTGATTAGTTCTGCTTGATCTTGGAGTTCTAGCCCGAGACCGCGTATGTTTTGAACGACTGCTGTAAACTTTTCAACGTCAGTATTTGCAGTTTTGAAAGCGGTGGCAAGAGTCTGAGCTTGTTGAGCGGAAAAACCAAGATCTTGGCCTAATTGTTTTATAGCTTTACCTTTTGATAGTAAGTCTCCTATTGCTGTCCCAGCAATGGACAGCGCAAACCCAAAACCCCCGCCAAGCAAACCACCAGCAACACCACCTAAAGCACCACCGGCTGCTGCTCCAGCTCCTTGACCAAATAGTAATGGAAAGCCTCCGCCGATAATCCCGCTACTTAATGCTGAGGGAACACGCCCTCCAATCCCTCCAAGCAGTGATGTTCTGCGGGCTGCTTGAGCACCGGGCAGCATTGACTGGGTTCTGCCTCCGAGTAGCTGCGCCGGCCCATCTGTTGGAAAAGTTCCGCCCCCTATACGTGGACGAGCTACTCCAGCGGCTAAGCGTGCTCGCGCAGCAGCACTAGCGGCGCCTTCTCTACTGCGTATTGCAGCTGCCGTACTTTGAGCCAGCTGATACAAATCTACAGAAACTTTTTGCGCTTCTGTAAAGAATGTGTTCCAGCTCTGTTTGAGGTTTATAGCTTTTGCAGCTGCTGTAGTTTTTAAGTCACTACCTAGTTCTGCAGCTTCTGTAAAGAATGTGTTCCAGCTCTGTTTGAGGTTTATAGCTTTTGCAGCTGCTGTAGTTTTTAAGTCACTACCTAGTTCTGCAGCTTCTGTAAAGAATGTGTTCCAGCTCTGTTTGAGATTTATAGCTTTTGCGGCTGCTGTGGTTTTTAAATCACTACCTACTTCAGCAGCTTCTCTAAAGAAAGTACCCCAGCTTTGCTGTATTTCTTTTGCTCGCACCATAACTGGCGGAAGAGCGGGTGTTTGCTGTCCGTACCCCGCATTACTCGTTGGTACAATTCTTCGTTGCGCTGCTGTCTCAGCGGCTTCAATATTACGAATAAGCCGCAACCGCTCCCTTAATCCGTCGTTTAATTGGTTTGTAGCTTTTACGTATGCGAGAGCTGCTGCCGAGGCTTCTTCAGTACCTAAAACTGCTTTGTTAAAACTCGCCGCTGCTTCAGATACAACTCTGTTTAAATTATTTATGCTGCGCGGTATTGTGTTAGCTACACCGGCAAAACTAGAGTTTAAAGAGTCAACTGCATCAGCAGCAATTCGTATTTCATTTTGTAGGCGCTTGAGTTCTTGTGCGCCGCGAACCGCAATTTCGATGTCGGCTCTGTAGGCCACGGCGCTGCGTCACACTCTGGTACTTCAGTTTACGCCGTAAAAAGCCGCCGGGGTTAGCGGCGGCGTTTGGCCTTGTCGAGTTCCTTTTGCTGGTCCTCGTTCAGGATCTGGAAGTAGGCGCTCCAGCCAAGGAGTTCTTCGGCGGTCATTGTGGTGCGGACTTGGTGGAGACTCAAGCCCAACTCCTTTGCGACGCCGAACTGGAGCATGAGCCAGTTGTCCTGGCGAAGCTCCTTGGCTAGTTCTTGGGGTCGATGGGCTCGGCGTCGTCCGTCAGGATTGCCAGCATCAAGGCTTGGAGGTCCTTGTCTTTGACTTCGTTTTTGAGGACGTCAACTTCGCCGGGGCTGAAGAGTTTGGCGCCAGAGTCATCAAGCGCCTTGGTAATCAGCAGTTGGAGGGCGAAGGCGTTGGCGTCGTCAGATTTGGCTTGCTTTTGGGCACGCTCGCGCTCAGCCATCGTCAGCGGAGTCACCCACATCTCGAAGGTGCTGCCGTCGGACAGATCGACGGTCTTTTTGACGGGCTCCAGGTTGGCGGCCTTGCGGAGGCGGTCAATGGCGCGGACAGGAACTGGCATACCAGGGACTTGGGTATGGCACTACTGTAGCGGATTAGAAATAAAAAACCCCGGCGGTGAGGCCGGGGTCGCGCTTTCGTTCCCGTTGCAGACTATCAGGATTTGCTGAAGTCGAAGGTGGGGCTACCGGCGGGACGGAAGTTGACGGTCACCGATTGGGCGTCGTCCGGGTTGATGTTCAGGCTGGCCGAGGTCAGCACGGCGTCGAAGCTGATCGAGCGGCTGAGGGTCTCGCTCAAGGTGCCGCCGCTGTACACACGGTCGGTGTAGAGCTTGAAGGCGGCGCCGTTTTGCTGGCGCTGCAGCACGTCCTCAACCATGCGGTTGGAAAGGGCGGCATCTTCGTTGGTCATGTAGACGGTGGCGGTGCCGGAGCCGTCGCCGAAGCCGCTGATGTAGCTGCGGAAAGGCACGTATTGGCCGGGGGTTTGACCGATCGTGGTGACGTCAATCTCGGCGCGGCTGATTTCGAAGCTCCAGTCGCGGACTTGGCCCACGACGGCGAAGTCGGCATAAGCGACCTGGAACTCGTTGGGGGCAGCAGCGGTGCCGTCGTCGGTAATGGCGAGGATGGTGCCACCCAAGGTGTCAGAAACAGTCAGCGCACCAGTGGCAGCGGTATAGCTGAGCACGTAATAGGTGGTACCGGCGGTAATACCCGCAGGCAAAGTGCCGGAACCGGAACCGCCAGTTTGGCTGTTCACCACGCTGAACTTGACGGGATCGCCAGCTTTAAAGTTCAGGTAGGTCTCGACCGTGATGACGTCGGTGCCGGTATTGACGCCAGCTTCACCGAACGTTCCGGTGGTGCCAGCGGGCTTGTAGTAGAGAGCGCCGGACGTGCCGGACAGAACGGTGGTGGCCATAGGGGCGTACCAAAAGTGGGGTTTCTGGGCGGGCACTGCCCGGCTTATTACAGGTTAGCGCCTGTAATAAACATTACCTAGGACAACACAGTTGCCACGTAGGAGGTGTCGATGCGCCCCACAAAATGGGGGGCATCTTCAGTGGCGGAAAATGTGGGGCCGTTGATCTCTCCGACGCGGAAGAATACGCCGCTGGTTGTTTTAGCGGTGTTGTTGAGAGTTTCTAGAGCGGTAACCGCCGTGGTCAGAAGAGTTTGGTTGCGGGCGGGGCCACGGCCTTTTTCGGTGAAAATGCGAATGATTATCGCTCCACGGGCGTTATCGACGCTGGAGGTCAGTGTGGGTTCGTTGGTGATGCCGAAGGTGACGTTGACGCGGACGTACTCGGTGGTCGTGTTGGGTGGGACTGCTGTGATGTTGTCAAAGTAGACCGGAACCGGCGGAACCAGTGCGCCAAACGCTGTCAGCAGCGGGTTCTCGACGGCGGCACGGATGGATTGGTAGTTCATCGGGCTGCCTTAAATGTCTTGTCCAACATTACTTGGATGGTGCGATCGAGTTCCCCGCCTCCGGCATAGGTGGTGTACCAGTCGAGGGGTGCGGTAGAGCGATTGCGCCCAGAACCGTTAACGTCACCGCGTTTGGCGCCGGCGCTACGGAAACCGAATGTTGCTTGCCCCAGGGGTTCTCCTATCTTGCTGCGTTCTTCTTTTGAAGGCGGCGTGTAGGCCACAAGATCTCTAGCTTCATCTGCGTAGGAGCAAAAGTTAGAGATGGTGTATACAACTTTGTCTGTAGTAAATACGGTTCTTAGCAAAGTTTGTGTAGCTTGGCGTCCGCTAAATGGGGTTGTATTGAAGCCGATAGATTGAGGAGCACCAGCAGAACCTGTGCCTCTTGCAATTTGGCCTTGTGGGCCTGTTATTTGCCAAGAGTTTGCAAATGTGCCTGTCCATAGAGGTCCTTTATCTTGCAGATCGCGCACGACTTGCTCTGCGGCCAATGTGGGACCTACGAGTGCCAGGGAACCTCCTAAACGATCTAGTTCTTTTATTAGTGCGTCTAGCTTTGCCATTACTGGGGCCTCGCTATGACGATGTGGAGGACCGGGGCGTCGCCGCGATAAGTGTTGACGTTGAGGATTTTGGCCTCGCGGGTGACGCCGGCTTGGGTGTACTGGATGCGGTCGGCCTCGGTGGGGTAGTACGTTCCAAGCTCGCTGCTGCCAAAAATAAATTTGACGTCGGTGGCTTGGTACAGACCTTCGGATTCGCGGGGTGTGACGCGGGTGATGACCGCTTTGACCGTGACGGTGGTGTCGGCGCCAGTGACGTTGCCGGTGGTGGGGTCGTAGGTGCGGGGTGTGGTGGTTTTGATGTACGTGATGTTTTGGCCCCAGTCCGCTAGGACTGAGGTGGGAATTGGGGCGAAGGTATCGTCGATTAGGCCCATGTCATCCTCGGAAGAGGCGGACGGCGTAGTTGGCGGCGCCGCCCATGCAGTAGGGGCCTAGGTAGGTCTGCAGCCAGGGGTAGACGTCAAAGACGTTGTTGATGACGCCGCTGGTTTGGCTGGATTTGTTGTATTTGACTTTGAGTTCGCCCAGTTCCACTTGGTCGTAGATGCCGGTGGTGCCAGTGCTGCCGGTGATGGCGTCGGTGTCGTTGGCAAAGGCGCGTGCCAGCTCGTAGGTGGCGGTTTTGATGCCGTCGGGGATCAGGGTGCAAGCGAGGTCGATGCCGTCAACCGTGTAGTTTTCGCGGGGCCACTTGAGGGCTTGGGTGTCGGTGCAGCGGTCGCCGTAGAAGCTGAGCGCGTCGATCCAGCGGGTGGCGGAAATGAGGGCGCGGTTTTTCTGATCGGTCGTCTTGCTGGTCCAGGTGCTGGAGTCGGGCACCGTTTCGAAGTAGGAGTCGGCAGCGGCCAGCGTCACGTAGCTGTTGGCCGAGGCCCCACTCAAAGTGGCATCAATGACGGCAGCCACAGCTCAATACAGCCTTTTCTTGAGTTTAGCTCCAGAAGTTGATCTTCTTGTTTTAGGGGGTGGATTGAGAATGACGGCGTGGTAAACCTTGCCGCCGGTCATTTCGATGTCGGCTTGGGCTTCGGCTTGTTGGCCGTAGGGGACATCAATAAAGCTGCGGAGGTTATCCTGTAGTACGAAAAGCCGGACTGTACTCATGCCTGCTCGCAAACTTGTGGACGCTGATGCCAGCGTAGAAACAAAAGTGGTTTCTGCCCCATCGGCAGCGCCCGGAAAGACCGTGCGGCCGCTGGAAGTAGTGGCCAACGCTATTCGGGAGCGGTTCTCTAACGGAGAACCTGCTGAGACGATCCTGCTGGATCTGCAGGTCAGTGAGCACGTATTCAAAGAACTACTCACTCAGTCGTACCGTTTGGTGGGGCGGGCTCCAGAGATTTTTGAGTATCAGGAGCGGGTGCGGATTGGGGAAATTGAAAACTGAGTAATTTTTGGTAAAAGAAAAGGCCCCCGGTTTGGGGGCCTTTGTTTTGGCGCGTACTGAGGATCAGTATGCGCTGGTGTCGAACGGGGTGTTGACCAGCAGGCGAGCGATGGGCACTTGCTTGGTGGTGCTGTACACCAGGCTCCAGGAGGCGGTGTCGGCCAGGTTGCCGGTGGTGGCGGCGTTGGTGGGGTTGTCGCCAGCCACGTTCCACTTGGTACCAGTGATGTGGTAACCGTAGTGGTAGTCGACGGCCAGGATGTCCTGCATGGACAGGATGTTGCGGTCTGCAGCGAGGCGCAGATCCTGCTGGATGCCCTCGGAAACCACACCCGACTTGAAGAGGTACACCGGGTACTTCTTGGCGTGGGTGGAGGTGCCGCCGGTCAGGGCAGTCAGTTGGTCGTCGATGACGACGCGCAGGCCAGCGAACGTGGCCACTTCAGGAGCTGCGATGCCCACACCGCCGCCGCCCCAGGTGATGGCGCCGCCGGTGGACAGAGCCGAGGTGCTGAAGGTCAGCATCCCCACCTGTTGCAGGTAGTAAGCCACGTTGGAGTGCATGGCGATCGAGTCCAGCTCGTCGCCGCGCTCACCAAGCAGGGCCTTGGTGCTAACCACGTTGGCCACGTTCAGGAAGTTGGCCTCGGTCATGGAACCGGGGACACCAGCGAACGATTTGTTGCTCTGGTTAGGGCCGAGCACGCCAGCACCGGAGATGCCGCCGAACAGACCCAGCAGTTGGGCTGCCAGGGTGGCGGTCTTCAGCTTGTTGATGGCGGCAGACAGCTGGTTGCGGACGTGAGCCAGCGGGTCGGCACCAGAGCCCAGCTTGCTGAGGTCGTCAGCGGCGTAGGCAAAGCCACGGTGCAGAATCGTCATGATCTGCTCGTCGGCAGTGACGTTCTGGGCGGTCAGATAACCCAGGCCACCGTTCCAGGTGGAGGTGGAGAGGATCTGGGTCTCGCTCGGGGCGATGGGATCGAAGAAGGGCACGCGCACGCGGGTGCCGCCGGCGCGGGCGTCAAGAGCAGCGTTGCGCTGCACAATGCCGCTTTGGATCCACTTGGATTGCTCGAAGATGCCTTCAGCGGTGTACTGAAGGAATTCGGGGCGAGCAACCAAGTTCGAGAGAAAAGTTCCCCCGAAGTTGCTGTTAGAGGCGGACATGGATTAGCTCCGGTGGAGTCAGGGTTGGTGAGGTGCCCCACAGGGGCTTATTGTCCGGCTTCCGCTTTCAACAATCTGGCTTTGTCGGGGTCGCTGGCGAGCATCATCATTTGCTGAGTGATGTTCCAGCTGTCCTTGGACCAGGGATTGACTTGGCCGGGGAGAGCGGTGGCGCGGGCACTACCCGTGACACCCATGCCGGCGCGGTTCGTAGCAGCAAAATGATGCTCGTAACCACTGCCGGGGTTTTTTAAGTTGGCGATATACTCGCCAATCGGAACTTCCACGCCGCCGACATAAGCCACAGGCTGTCCTTCTTTGGCGCGTAAGTTCTCCTGCACCAAACGATACAGCTGATCGGGTGCAAGCGCACCAGCAGAAGAGAGTTGGGCGATTGTGCCGGCGCGGAGTTGTTCTTGTGAATAACCCTGGCGGATTTGCTCAACTTCGGATTCCTTTGTCGCAAGCTGTTGCTTTAGATCAGCAACAGTTTGTTGGGCCTCTTCCCAGAGGGTTTTGAACTCGCCGGATTCGGCCAATTTGGCGGTTTTGGCGGATTCTTGGGCCAGGCGGATTTCGTCGAGTTGTTTTTGCAGGGTTTCGCGGTTTTCGCGGTCCTTGCGGCGTTCGGCGATCAACTCCTGGTTCTTCGCACGAAGGGCTTCGAGTTGGGCGGCCAGATCGGAGCTTTCAGCCACAGGCTGAGGGGCAACAGGCTCCACGGGAGTGACTGCTGCTTGCTGTTCTTCGGGCACGGTTGTGTATTACTTGGACGCTATTACTTTAGCAGTTAAGAAAGTTCGTCACTCGTGTCTTCGTCCTCGCTGTCCATAGAACCAGGCTCTTCGGGGCTTTCGGGTTCTTCAAGGATGTCGGTGGCGGGTTTGCCGGCGGCTTCCATCTCGTCCTCGACGTTGATGTTGTCGGGCAGGACTTCGCCGCGGCGCAGGACTTCCAACAGCATGGCGTCGCTGATTTTGCCCGCCTGATTGAGTTGGGTCAGGACAGCGACGTCTTGGCCGATCAGGCGGTAGTAGTCGAAGTCGCGGTCGATTGTGATTTCGGGGGCTTCGATGCCGACGTACTGGGCGGCAAACTCAAAGGCTTGGTTGAGGGCGCTTTCCAGCTCTTGACTGATGATCGAGAGGACGCTGTTGGATTGGGCTTGGTCGATGCGCTTGGCCTCGGCAGATTCGGCGACGAATTTTTGGCCGAAGAGCTTGGTGACGCCCAACGTGGACATTTGGCTCTCCAGGGATTGGAGTTCGGCCATCTGGGCGTCGAAGCTGGTGGCGTCGGCCTGCACGTAGTACGCCTTGTTGCCCGGTTGCATGGCGATGGCGTAGTTGACGCCCATCGTTGCGGAGCCGGTGGTGTCGTCCCAGCCCTCAAGGACAAGGGTGGGCATCGCGGCGATGTGGAGGGCGTGGATTAGGTCGGCTTGGCGCTGGTAGTGGGTGATGTTGAGGTTGGCGATGTCCAGCAGTGGGGGCTGGGACACCAGCAGGCCGCGGCGGTTGCTGTAGATCGGGACTAGGGGGATTTCGTCGAGGCTGTAGCCGCCGGTGGCCGTGAACTCCACGAGTTCTTGGCCGAGGGTGTAGAGGTCGTAGCGGCCGGGATAGATCACCCGCATTTCCTCGACCTGTTCTTCGCCGAACTCGTTGAGGGGGCGGACGTCGTAATCGTGGATGCGGACCTGCAGCAGGCGGTTGGTGCCGGGTTCTTTGCGCCAGCCCCAGATCTGGGGGGCGTCAACGTGGACGAAGTAGGGGCGGCGGCCCATGGCACGCTCTTCCGCCAAATTCATCGCGCCAGCGGCGGCTGGGTAGTCAACGAGGATGGCGCTGTGGCCGTAGGTCAGGCTGCTGACAAGGGCGCGGCGGGCGTATTCGTTGATGTTGGAGCCCAGGCCGTCGATGTTTTGGATCAGGTCCAGCCAGTAGGGGTCGCCTTCGACGTGGATGGGTTTGCGGAGGATCGCGCCAGCGGCGGTTTCGATGAGGCGGCTGGTGTAGGGGCTCAGAACGCTGCGGTCAACGCGGGTTTGGTAAGCGTCATCGTCTTCGCGGGGTTCTTGCGGGAGATAAGTTTCACTCATGTCCCGCAGGTAATTGGTGCCGTTGGTGACGGCGGCCATCACACCCCAGTCCGGCATCATGGCGATGACGTCCAGGCTGCGGACAAACGGAGATTCGCTGACTACAGCACCAGTCGGTGGGATGTTGGCGCTGTAGACCACGGCTTGACTCCTACTTTGTACCTATTTTGGCACTAGAGATCTAGGTATGTCTCGTGCGCGAGTGGAATACGCCCGTGCGTGAACCGTGGAACGCGCTTATTCACCAGTGTTTGAGGGGCGTTGATAATCACATGCACCAGTACATGGAGACTGGGAATGTTTGGCATTTAGAGAAGGCAGATGGGCTTAGAAAATATGTGTTGGAGTTGAAGATGTGGATACACAAAGTTGAGGGGAAGTAGTCAATCATCGTCTTCCTCCTCGTCTTCGGGGTTTTCGATGGGTACCAGCACTTCAATGCCCATGGCCAACATGCGAATGAAGTTGCCCAGTGTTTCGGGTACTGAGGGAGTTTTAAAGACGAAAGTGGCGGTGGTGATGCCTTCCTCGCCGTCGATTTCGATGTGGAGGCAGCTGCCGGTGATTGTCTGGATGGTCATCAGCGACTGATTTCCTCCCAGTCCATGGATGCGTGTACGTTAGACGTTGCCGCGCTGGCTGTAACAACAAGGCTTAGTTCGTAAGGGGTGGAGGTGAGGCCGTTGCGTTCCAGTTGGAATTTGAATAGGGCTTCCTTGAGGATGTCGACGGATGCCGTGCTTTGGTTGGTGGAGCTGAAGTAGCCCTGGGCCAGGATGCGGCCGCCGGTTGTAGCGGTGCCGGTGAGGTTGTATTCGACGCTGGATTCGCTTCCGGCACTTGTCCAGGTGCCGCCGGTAGTGGTGGTGTTAGCCATTACGCGCCAGTTGTAGTTGGCGTTGGCGGTGGCGCCCAGGATTGATAGGGCGGTAAGAATGACGATTGCGTCTAGGGAGTTGGATTTAAGGCGTAAAGAAATAACTGGGTAGTAAGTGCCGGCGGTGGTAAGCGCGTAAGGAGCGGTGATGGCGGTGCCGATGGCTTGTTGGAGGCCGCGGAGTTCGTAGCCGCCCTCGGAAAGTACAGTCGAGCAGACTTGTTTGAGGGTGCTGGCGCTTGCTGTGGCGGCGGTGTTTGTGATTTCGTAGCGGAGGGGGAGTGAGGCGGTAGTGATATAAGTTGAAGTAATGATGTTGGCGTGGTGGAAGGAGTGGCAGTGGATAAATTTGCCGTTAATAACAAAACCCATGCGGACAGTGCCGAGGCCCAGCCACTCGATGTCCATCCATAGGATTTGGGACTTTGTGATGTCCAGTTCCAGGTTGGAGGGGCCGTCACCGTTTAGGGGGTCGGTGTTCCAGTTGGATTGGGAGACGCGGGTTTCGACAAGGGAGCCGGTGGAGGAGCTGCGTTCGACGAAGGAGAGGGTGTTGTTGGCAAGTTCCAGGTACATGCCGTTGGCGGCGCCGTAGTAGCCGACGCGCTGGCGGAGGCCGGTCTTGGCGGGGTTCAGCGTAAAAGTGGACATCACCAGCAGGGATTTGCCCGGCTGGTATGAGCAGCATTTGGTGGTTTCGCGGATGACCTCGGAGCCGGAACTGGTGGTTACGGCAAGATTGACGAGGCCGGCGTTGGCGTCGAACGTGGACGTGCCACCAGTGGCGGTGGAGGTGGCCCAGAGGCCGTTGTCGTGGTATCGGTGGCTGGAATCGAAAAGGGTGAGTGGGTTAGATGTGCGTAGACGTCCAAAAGCATCTCCAACACCAACGGGGAGAGCGGTGGTTACAAAAGGGTTGGTGTAGGAGGAAGTCTGGACGAATAAGGACATGGCCTATTTCTTGCCTTTTTTGGCGGTTTTGGCGGATGCGCGGAAGGCGGCGGCGGTTGGGGCGCCCTTCGTGCCAGGCTTACGCATCTTTTCGCCCGATCCGGCGGCGATGCGCTTGCGCTTGGCGTTGATGTTGCTGTAAAGACCGCGTTTTGCCATTACTTTTTCCTCTTTTTGCGGGCCACTCCGGCCTCGGATAGGGCGATTGCTACGGCTTGCTTGCGGGTGGTTACTTTTTTGCCCGAGCTGGACTTCAGTGCGCCTGATTTGTACTCAGACATCACTTTTTCCACCTTTTTCTGGGCTTTGGTTGGCTTTTTGGCCATAGCGTTCCAGCCATTACCACACACGATAGGAGGTCTTTCCGAGGTTCTCGGGCTTGGCAAGGTTGAAAGTTTGTAGGCAGAGATAGCCCAAAGCGTCAAATGCGTGGTCAACGCCGAGATTTTTGTTGGGTAGGCCGGTTCCAGGGGCGTAAGTCAGTGTGCGGAGGGACTTGATGAGTTCTTTGCAGCGTGGGTGGATGAAGAGGCGGCGGGTTCCAGAGGCATCCAACAATGCGGTGTTGACGCAGGTGATTTTGTCGCGGATTTTCCACGGATTTCGGGGGCTGGAGACGGTGAAGCCGCTTTTGCGGAGGATGTTGTGGTCGGTGGCGCCGACGCCGGAGGTTTTGCGGGCGCCGCCGGTGGGGTCCGGGCAGGCGATGATGCGGCGCTCCACGCCGTAGCGGGATTGGATTTCTTCGCAGAGGTCCCAGGTGGTGGCGCCGCCGGTCATGATGATTTCGTCGAAAACCCAGAGCACGTCGCCTTTTTTGACCGCGCAGACCGCGGACATGGGATCCACGTTGAAGTCCACGCCGAGGAGTAGGGGGAGGACGGGCAGGTCTTGCACCACGCTGTCGATGTTGTCGTCGCTAAATGAGACGGCGACGAGACCGCTGAGATTTTCGAAGCTGGCCTCAAATTCTTGGCGGAAGGTGCGGGCGTCGAGTTGGGCGCGGGCGGCTTCAATTTCTTCCGGGGGGACGTTATCGCCGTCGATTGTGGTGAATTGCCACCGCTGCCAGTCCGGATCGTCTTGGTCGCAATAGCACCAGAGGTCGTAAAACCAGCTGGCGGTGCCATCGGGCGTGGAGATGAAGAGGGCCCAGCCTTGTTTGTCGGCCAAAGCGGGGCGGATGACCTCAAACCAGACGTCGCTGGACATAAATGCGGCTTCGTCGAGTACCACGCCAGCCAGACTGCGGCCTCGGAGGGCCATGGCGTTTTCGGTGCCCTTCAGTTCGATTGTGGAGCCGTTAACTAGCTCGATTTTCAGGTCGGTCTCGTTCTTGGACTTAATCCAAGCTTTTGGGACGAGTTTTTTCATGACCTTCCAGGCGATGTCCTTCGCCATCCGGTATGTAGGGGCCGCGTAGAAAAATGTTTCGCCCGGCCTTTCAATCGCCCCACGCAGCAATTCGATACATGAGAGGTAGCTTTTGCCGAAGCGGCGGCCAGCAACTAATACTCTGAAGCGTTTGCGGCTGGAAAAAACTTGGCCCTGGGCGTAGCGGAGGGAGAGTGTTCCAGCCGTATCGGCCATTTTGTAGGTGACGGGTACCTTCTAGGGTATTACAGGAATTGAACCTCTGCCCCCCATCAGCGGTGGGGGTTCCAGGAGCAGTAGTTGCTGGAGGCGTAGGTGCCGTAGGGGCAGTTGCTGCTGGTGCGGGGGATGGATTCGGTGCGGCCACGCATCGTGGAACTTGGTACGCAGTAGCCGGCTTGGGAGTAGTAGCCCATGGGGCAGCTTGTTCCAACCCGGTTGATGGGCTGGTAGGAGGCGAACAGGAGGACGAGGGACAGCATGGGGATGTAGTACAGAAGAGATTAGTTTAGCACAGTAGAAGAAATTGCGAATGTGTCAGTAGGTTCCCTGGGACCCGCTCCCGCCCCGCCAGAATCCGAACCCCGCCCCCCCGTCAAGGGGGGAGGCCGGATCTGTCACAAGCTGTAACGCCGCGGCGGTTCAGCGTGCAGCGTCTAGGTAGAGAGCACCAGCACCAGCCAGCACTAGGAAGCCGGTGAGGGGAAGGAAGCTGCAGCACGCGGCGCCAGCGAACAGGAGGCCGGCTGCGAGCTTGGGGTTGATGGCAGTGTTGGTCATGGGGCTGTGTCCCTTGGTTGACTTACACAGTATAACCACAGAAGCGGCACGCGCCAGGGCAGCGGTGGCCGGTAATGCAGCTGTCTACTGTCTCAACCTAAAACAACGGATCTCAGCCTAAGACTCGGCGCCGCGCTTGTCGTCGATCTCCACGCGCAGCACTGGCGCCGCGGCGGCTTGGGCTTCCGGTGCAACCTCGCCCACCACTGCGCCAAGGTCACGCAGCAGCAGCTGCGCGGTGCCGAACTGCTTTGCCCGCAGGGCGCCCTCAATGCAACGGAGGCGCATCTGCTGGATGCGTGACACTGTACGCTCCCGCTCTTGGGCCCAGTCCGATTCATTCCAGCTTTGCACCACTGCGTAGTCGCGCCAGGCTGTACTTAGACTCACACCTTCACGTGTCGCGTGTTCATACACCAAAGCACGGGCAGGCATCCCGTCCAGCTGACGCTTGAACAGCCGACGCTGGCGTTCTTCAATCCAAGCGTCGGGGTTCCGGCGCCCGTACGCTTTGCCGCCATTTTCTACAGCTTCCGCCGACACTTCCGGCGCTTCGTAGTTAGCTTCCGGCTGTTCGGCCATTGTTAAGATCCTCGGGCTGTTTGGTTCAATCTTAGGCTGTACCTTGCAAGCGGCCGCAGGCCGCGCAGCAAAAAGCCCGGCAGCATGGCCGGGCCGTTAGTCGGTGGGGGGCGCTGGCGTCACACTGCCCGAAACACCAGCCACTCACCGCCGCCGATACTGTGCAGCCGGTAACCGTCGCCCATCTCCAGCTCCCGCCAAGCCGCTTCCCAATCAATACAGCAAAGCGGCCAGCCATTACCTACTTTTTCCGGTAAGCCGAGATCCTCGGCCAGCTGCTGGGCGTAATCGGCGCCAGCCCGTTCTTCTGACCAGCCCTCGGCGCGGCCGCAATAGGAATCTTCCACCGTATCGGGGTCGATCCCGTCGGCGTCAAGTTCGGCGATCAGCTCAGCCCAGCCGGTGGGGTCGTCGTCACCTAGGTCGAAGTGCTCCAAAGCTTCGGCCCAGCTCTCGTCAAGCCAGAAACCGAAGCACGCTCCATCACAGTCCTGGCTTCCGAAATAGAAGCCAACGGGCGCCAGCTCCTGCAGGGCTTCGGTCAGTTCTTCCAGGGTGTGGCAGGCTTCGGCGTCGTTCCAGTCAGCTTCCCGGGAATCCTCGCCGACTAGTTTCGTCAAGCTGGCCAGCGTGGCAGGACTGAGCACATCCGGCTTGTTTGCCGCCAAGGCCAGCACTTCGGCCACGCCCCAGAACTTGGGCAGCAGATCCTCGGGGCGCAGGGTGTCGCAGCTGGCAATCCAAGGGAAGTGCGCCAGGGCTTCGGTGTTGTAGCGAGTCATGGTGTGAGCCTATGGGTTGGGTCTCGTGAACTACAATAGCACGGATCAGCGGCTAAGCCAGGACCGTCGGATACTCGTTCAAATTCTCCAGGATCAATTCCCGGAGCCGGTCAAAGCCGTCGCGCCAGGGTGCGGCATCATCACGGGCCGCAAAAATGCACAGCCCCAGCTGCTGCAGCGTCCGCACACGACCGGCGATGCTCTTACCGTCCCAGTCTGCGCTGATGCCGTCCCACTCAAGCTGACTGTGGTCGTCCTCGCTGATGAGCGGATAGCTCTCCAGGGCTTCCACGGTTTCGAGCACGTCAGCCGGAACCCTCAGCAAGTCCAGCACGACGCCGCGACCGTTCCAGCCGTAGCCAACTTCCAAGATGCCGCCATGGGGGTCTGGAGTGCTGGCGGGATCCGTGAGCACGCGGAAGTTGGATAGTCCCACCAGCCCGGTGCGGCTGTAGTCGCTGTAGCCGCAGTAGGACGGCACGAAACCTAGGGAAACATCGCGCCAGCGTTCTGTTAAACAAGTCTGCAAGTGTTCCTCGGGGGACTGGTGCCACTGGTGGCTGCAGTCTGTTTCGGGTTGGCCGTCGCGGATCAGGACCCAGTGGCCAGCGCAGCCGGCGAGACGGTCGACGCGATCAAGGAGAGCGGGGGAGGCGGTTTGCATGGCAGGGTTTGCCGAAGTGCTCCCATAGTGTATGTCACGGCTGGCGATTCCGCAAGCTTGCGCCCGGTGCTACTGTTACAGGGCACACCCCAACCCAGGGATCATGCCACCCACCTTCGGCAACAGGCCGCTAGGCCCGCTCCAACGGAACATGCTGTCCTTTTGCCAGCGCCACCCAGGACACCACACGATCCACCCAGACCAAAAGACAATCAGGATCGCCCGCTCACTTGAGGCCCGCGGGCTGCTGCATGTGACCGATTGCGGCATGTGCACTGCCGGCGGCTGCCCCGTGCTGATGGTCTCGCTTGCGAACGACGAGCGGAGCGAGTCGTGAGCGGCGGCGAATGGAACACCACCCGGGAGCGGAAACAGCTGGCCGCGGACGCCAGGGAACAGGCCCGGGAGATTCTGCGCCAAGAGAAGCGGGCCCTCAGGGATCTCCGCTTCTGTGCTGAACGCTCCACCCTTAGCCCGGTGGAGTGGCGGGACTTCCTAAACCTGCATCAGCTGCACGGCAAGGAGGGTATCCGGGAGCTGCACGAGTCGTTGATTCCGTATTGGAATCAGTGCCAGGCCCGCAACGGTGGCAGCTGCTGCCCCAGCGAACTAGTGCCGGTCGGCTTGCGAGAATTAAGTGCAGAAAATGCGCGCACAAACCCCACCACCCGCAAGCCACCCGGAGCACCACGCAAACCCCGAACGGATGCCGGTAAACCCCGCAAGCCGTACCGCAAGCGCACCAGCTGACGCCCCAGCCCTCACCCTTCCCGGTGAGGGCCTATCACCGTCTCGCAGTGAGACTCACGAGACACCACCTAAGGCGCCCCAGCAGCAGGCCCCACGCCAGCCCCAGCAGGATCCCAGCCAATGGTGCCAGCAGCACAGCCTCAGGAGTGAGACTCATGAGACACGCGGTAAGACATCATGAATGGGTTTTCGTCGAGGCCGTTAGGCCGAGACATGAATGGGATTTTCCAGGGCAGCGAAGTATTGCTCCACCCGAGTCATGAATGACTTTTCAGCCTGCTCCAGCTCGGCTTGGGTCATGTAGTGGATGTTTGGGTTGCCGCAGCGGCGGGCCAGCACGATGGCTGCTCCAGTGGGTTGGAGACCGGTGAGATGCTTGAGTCCTAGGCTGTAGGCGCCGCACTGGTCGATGTATGAATGGCCGGGTGGGAGGCGCTCCAGGCCGTCGTCGTCGAGTTTGGTCTTGCGGCCCACGCTGGTCTTCCAGTCCGCTAGTACCAGCTCGTTATTCTTGAGGCCCACCAGGGCGTCGCAGGTTCCAGCGAAGCCGGCGGGGTGGTGAATGGAAAATTCGCTGGCGAAAATTTCGGTGACGTTCTCGGCGATCCAGTCAGACAGGCTGCGGGCGTAGCCGGAGGCGCTCCAGCCAACGCGGGGGACGTTTGGTCTCACTCTTTTCAATGCCCATTGCGTGATTGGCGAGGGAATCCGAGCCAATCCACGCTCGTCCCAGCGGATGGCGTTGCGCTTGTTTGCAGTGGAACGTGCCAGCTGCTGTGAGGTTTTTAGTAGATACTCGGCCTGACTGTGGGCCATGTTGCCTCGGGTGGCGGCAACGTTGCGCTGGCAGCTTGCTTCTACTGGTCCCAGGCGGGCTTCCCAACGCTCCAGGCCGGTTTTGTCGCTTGTTTCCTTCAGGATGTGTGTAACACTATGGTATACATTACCCTTGATGTCCCTGTAGACCCGGAAAGGGCCGCTGTTGTCTTGCTCCAGCTTCCACCTACGCAGTGATGCCAGCGTGTCTTGGGTGTTAGCTGCCATTAGATACTCTTTCCCTAACGGAGTCTAACAGGTACGTGCAAATTCGCCATTGAAAGCCAAGGCCGCTGTTTTGTACGCCATACGAGCTTCTTCGGCAGTTGTGTAAGTACCAAGCTCGTAACGAATGTTTTTATGCCATATTCTTGCGGTATAATTACCTGTTGGTGTAACTGAAACGCCTTTTATTCCAGATCTATTAGCTTTTGTCAAACCGCGATTGGCTTGATTTTGATAACAGCTAGCTAGACGCAAATTTGACCATGTATTATTTTGTTTATTACCGTCAATATGATCTAGCTGCATATTTTTTGGATCTGTACCTGTCATCCAAACCCATATAAGCCTATGTATAGGATAAATAGAGTGGTTAATACTTACAATTATATAGCCGCGCTGATTTAAACAACCCGCTTTAGATCCAGCGGCAAGTTTACGAGAAGGCTTTACACGCCAGATAAGTTCGCCGGAAAGCGGGTTGTAGTCAAATAGTTGCCACAATTCTTCTGCAGTTGGGAGTGGCTTGTATGCTTTGGGCATCGCCTATTTCGGGTAGGTGGTCGGGGGCAGGGTGTTAGCGCACCGCTGCCCGTACATTTTGCCGTAAAAAGCCCCCTGGGTTAGAGAGGGCGGCACAACATAAAAGTTTTTATGTTACGAATCAGGCTGCCTTAAAAGGGTTGCCACCACTGAGAAGTCGGCTGATGTCGAAGCCTTCGGACTTGGCTTCCAGCCAGGCGGCATCGACGTGCTCTTGGCTGCCTTTCTTGCGGGGGACGGGGCGGACGGTGTACTCGGTGAGCAGGCCGCTGCCCTTCTTGCTGATCGTGAAGTCCCACTCCAGCAGGTTTTCGTAGTCCTCCATTTGGGAGATCTGGTCGATTTCCTTGAGGATGGACTTCTGGGTGATCTGCAGGACCTGGACTTTGCCGGACTCGTAGTTGTAGACCGGGCAGGCGATGGCGAACTTGACGTCGGCGGTGCCAGGGCCGCCGCGGCCTTCGCGGGGCTCGAACTCGCCCATCTCAGTCGTCACGTCCTCGATGGTGGGCTCGTAGTCGAAGCGGAAGGGCTTAGAGGCGCCGTTGGCTTGGCCCCAGCACTCGTAGAACTCCAGGGGTTCGTCGGTCAGCAGCGCGAAGCGGACGGAGCCGCCGTCAGGGAGCTTGCTGAGGCTGAGGTAGCCGCCGCCGGTGCTGTTGGACGTAACAGCAGCAGAGGCTTGCTTGGAAAGGAAAGGCATTGGTGTTTCCGGTGTTTTGGTGGTCGCCCGGGGGCAACGTGCAACACACTAACACGGAGTTGACGAGACGGCTACCCTAGTAAAACGCCCCAGCCGCGGAAGGCGACCAGGGCGCGTGTAACACAACACTGTAGGAGTCTAACAAAGTGTCTCGTAAGACGCAAGAATTGCTGGCTTTTGTGCGCCAGCTGCCTGAAGGCATGGCGTATGCGCCGATTTACGTTGCTGGAAGCAAGCTCCAGTCCGGTAAGGAGTCAAAGGGCAAGGCGCCGTTGGAGCGCAGCCACCATCAGGTGCTGAATCCGGCTGATGTTGCTCTGCAGATTGAGCGGCGGCCTGAGGTGTTCCAGGCGGTGGGGGTTTTTACGGGGGCTCGCAGCGCGGGACTCGTGATTCTCGACGTGGACCGCAACCTTTCCAGGCTGCTGAAGAAGTGGGGCGAGACGCTGGAGGGGGCGCCCAAGGTCACCAGCACCAAGGCCAATGCGGCGAAGTATCTCTTTCGTGTTCCAGAGGCTCTGTGGGGCGATGTAAAGGGTTTTGGCCTGTCGGATACCGGGGCTGGTTATGAGGTCCTCTGGGGGCGCCAGGGGCTCCTCTACGGGGCTTATCCGGGCTCCAGTGATGGAAAGGCGCCGGCGGGTGAATACGGCTTTGAGGGCGATCTGGAGGCCATTCCAGAGGCTCCAGCGTGGTTGCTGGCGGAGATGCGGGAGCACGCCGGCAAAGAGGTGGCTGATGGGGGCTTCATCAAGAATCGGAAGGCGCTGGATTTCTCGGATCGAGATCCGACTGAGATTGCCGAGATTGTGCAGTCGGCGCTGAAAGTAATTCCAGGGCAGGGTGCCGGCAGCCGGGACCACTGGGTGAAGGTGGGGATGGCGATCCACAGCGAGCTGCCGACTGACCTAGGGCTAACGCTGTGGTCGGCCTGGTCTGCCGAAGATCCCGAATTTTCACAGGAATGGGCAGACAGCAACCCCTGTGAAGAGGTCTGGAAGAGTTTTCGCAAGGGGCCGGTGAGCCTTGGGACGCTGTTCTGGATGGCGGACCAGCAGATGCCGGGCCGACTGTGGCTGTCGGAGGATCTGCGGAAGGTGGTGGCCGATGTTGAGGCCGATAACGTTACTCGGATCCGGCAGGTCACCCTTAATTACGCCGAAGTAATTAGTCGCGCCAAGGAAATTCAAGAGCTGGATAACCCGGCTGAAATGGCGCATCGTATGAACGCCTTGGCCTTAGAGGCTGGCTACCGCGATGCCGGCGCTCTTGAACGGCTACTAATCAGCCAGATTCAGTACGAGCAGCGTGATGACGACATGGAGATAGGCGCCCTGTTGGATAAGGAAGTGCAGTTGGACTACCTGATCCCTGATCTACTGCCAAAGCCGGGTGTTGTGATGATTCATGGCGCTGGTGGTGACGGTAAATCCATGACCGCCTGGACCATTGCAAAACACGTTGCCCGCGGTATTCCTTTTTCAATTAGGGGTGCTGATGTTCCAGTTCAGCAAGGCAAAGTCCTGATCCTTAATGGCGATCAGTCTGAAGTTCAGGTCAAACAGCAGATGCAGGACTTGGAACTTGGCCATGGTGATCCGATTCGGGTTGTTATGGGCTGGGACCTGAACTGGTATCTGCGTTTTGTAAAACTCGTTGAGAAGCACCAGCCGGCTTTGGTGGTCATTGATTCGATCACCGGTTGCAGCCGGGGTTCGGCGTTCGATGAAAACCGGAAGGAGTTTGCTGGGCCGCTGTACTGGCTGGCTAACAACAATGGTCGCCTGTTCCCTGCCTGCACCATCCTCGTTGTCCACCACAGCAACAAGGCTGGAGGCTTCCGGGGCACCACCGCCCTTAGGGATGCCGTGGATGAGGTCTGGAGCCTCCGCAAGCCCTCTGAGAAGGAGCTGGAGCGAGTGGGCTTCTCCAGCCGCCTAATCACCGTTGAGAAGAGCCGCGCAGGCCGTGGTGGCAGCAAACTGCTGCTCAAGATGCTCGAAGACCTGACCTTCGAGCTGAAGGACTACGTGGAGATGACCACGGAAAGCGCCACGCCGGCTTCCATCGTGGATCGGGTGCTCCAGCGGTTGCGGTCAGCCGCCAAGAGCGACGAGGGCCGTACACGGCAGGATTTGCACTCCGATCCGCTGTGCGGGGGAAGCGTGGTCGGCATCAAAAAGGCGCTCCAGCGGTTGGAAGCCCGCGGCTTGATCTTTAGTACAGAAGAACCAAGCTCCAGAAGGGCTGGTTCCAGCATCAAGCGGTACTTTGCTTTGCTCTCGCGTGATATGTGTGAGAGAGAGTGTCCCCCTATAGCAAAAACCAGTCCAGGACTGGAAAAATTAGGGGGACAAGGTACTGGGGTGTCCCCCTTAAATGCGGACCCGACACCTGCCCCTGGGACGCTTGACCAGCTTTCGCCATCCAGCGAAGTCGATTTAGGGGGACACAAAAAAGGTTGTCCCCCTGAGACCGCCTGTATTGATGCGGATTCTGGACAGGGGGACACATTTTCTGTAACCCCCCAAGAGAGGAAGCGTTCCAAGGAGGAACTCAAGGCTCTTATGGATGCCGCAGTGAGGATGTGGGAATGATGTACTACACAAAAGACGGGCAGCCCTCTTATGTGCCACAAACTGACGAACAACGCTTCGCTGTTTGGGTGCAAAAAGTTAGCGATTGGCGCCTAGTTGTAGTTAAAGAAGTTGTAAAAGACAGATTCGGTAAACCGTGCAGAAATCGTTTGGGCCAAGTTTTATACAAAGAGGTAGAAAAGGTGGTGGGTACAGGCATAGCCGAACCCACCGACGAGGAGTTGGCCCACGCGTGCGCCAAACCATGTCGTTACAGGAGGGCAGCTCGTGCATCACGCGCCTAACTTTTTCTTAGGGCTCATGCGGGCTGCCGCGTGGCTGATCTGGAGAGAACCCGTGGCTAAACCTGAACCGCCCCAGCCGAAGCGTCCCAGGAAGCCAACCCTGGGTTACACCGTCGGTGACATCCCCTTCGAACTGATGGCCGTGGTGCGCGTGCAGTGGTACCGAAGGGGCCGGGCATACGAGGTTGAGGAGTACCAGATCGAGGAGTGCCCTGATGCCCACGCGCAGTTCCACTACATCGTTGGGACGGCGCTTAAGCAGGGCGCTGACGTCTGTGTGCTGACCCAGTACCAGCCGGAAGACTTAGGAGTCCCAGCGTGATACCGCCGGTTGTGGTGTTCGGGTTGACGTGGCTGCTGGGGATGCTGGCGGCCACCGTCTACCTCACCCTGCTGGCGTAGACCGAAATCCGGTGTACGCCCCTAGGCCACATGAAGAATTGCAACAGCCCGGCTGGACGCCCAGCTGGCTGTGTGCAACAGTAAGGGCACGCCCGCAACGGCGTGCCTTTTATTACTGATTGA